ATCAATCTCTTGCCCTAGCATCCACTGCCACTTAGTCATATCACCGTTGCACAGAATCACAGATGGTGCTGCAATCTCAGGGTCAACATCCCACGATGCACTGCGTAGCCAAAGATAGCGTTCAGCGTTCTTATACACTTCCTGATTGTCTTGAATCTTACTAAACACATTACGATTTAGTTCTTTAAGCCTATCAATCTCAATGCATAAATCAGTGATGATTTTGCGAGTGACATGATACTCGTCGGTTTGTGCATAGCGTTTTGCTTTGTCAATTATATCGTCTTTCATAGTGTGTCCTTTATCTCTAACATTCGTCCGGTTTGTCCATTATACAGCAAAGCACCGCAATTACCAGTGTAACCACTAAATCGATTCTTTAATACCCTGACACTGGTAGTGTTGCGCTCAATCATATCTTCTGCCTGTCCATTACGCTCTAGCCCTATCACGATGTCAGATAGCTGTGCAATAGCGCCTGAGCCACGCAACTGTGCCAATGAAGTCACAGCACCTTCTTCGTGTCCACGACCTTCGTTACGCTTGAGATGTGAGACACAAACTAAACTAATGCCAGTCTCTTGCACAATCATGCGTAGCTTGGTCATGATAGCGTCTAAGGCTTTGCGCTCATCACCAACATCACCGCCACTGACGATAATACTAATATGGTCAAGAAAGACATAACCACAGCTAAGACCCTTAGCCATGTATCGCACTCTGTTGATAATATTTTCCAAAGAAGTGCTGCCAAAATGGTCAAACAGATAAACACGGTCACTTCCCAAAGTTCTATCAAATGCATCTTTTAACTCCTCAGGTGATACCTCAACATCAGGTAGATGAATCGGTTTGTTTATTGCTAATGACATCAAAGACCGAGCTGTTTTGCGGACTCCCTCTTCAAGAAACATAAGTCCAATGTTGTCGGTTGTCTTGTTAAGTATGTGCCATACAATCTCTCTAAGAAATTGTGATTTGCCAAGTCCACTTCCTGCTGTGACCATAACGAGTTCACCCTTGCGGATGCCGTATGTGAGCTTATTAAGTGCCTCGTACGGATAGTCACAATCAGCCTTTTCAATAGGCGCTGATACCATGTCCCAGAGACTGTTACCTTGCACAATCCCATCAGGGATATAAGACTCAGCACCCCACCAAGTATCAACAAATTCTTTACTAGCGTTATTCTCAAGATAATCACACGCATCTTTATATCCCGTCCTGTGTTTCATTATTTTAACTTTGCCACCGAATAACTCAGCGACTGCCTGTGCTGCTTTCTGTCCGGGTTCATCGGCATCGAACGCTAAGACAATGTTCTCAAACGAATCAATCCATTCATATTGGGCTTTACAGTCCTTTAGAGCGCCACTAGCACCACTGCGGATACTCACGCAAGGGTACTTACTACCTTGCATCTGATAAGCCGCTAGAGCGTCTAATTCACCCTCACAGATAGTCAGGTAGCGACCAGACTTGGCGAACAAGTTCTGTCCAAATAGCGTAGCGTCTTTGAAGTCGCCAGTGACACTAAATGCTTTGTCTTCCACACTCCGAGTCTTGATAGCAACCATACTGCCATCAGGGTTATAATAAGGATAATAGTGTTTGCCGTTGTCCTGCTTAACGCCAAATGCTATGCAAGTAGCCGAAGTAATACTACGGTCAACGATACTAAGATAAGTAGCAGAGTCATAAAATTTAAGTTCCTTATTCATTGGTTTTTTAGATACCTTCGTGGTTGTGCCATCACCTGCGACATAGGTCTCGCAAGCAAAGCAGTATTGGTGTCCATCATCGAACAAACTGTTTGCATCGCTACTACCACACGCCTCACAGGGAATGTGCTTAATGTATTTGCTTTCAGTCAATGTTGACTTCTTTCCGCCGTAATAAGTTGACAGCGTAGGGCTTCGACTTCCGCCAGTGCCATAACTAGTTCGGTTTGTGTTTTGACTAATTGGTCCTGAAGTTCCAAGACCTGCCTCGTTAAATCCTGTTCGCATATTTGCCTATCCTCGCTTGTCCAAGTTGTCATCTTTTCTCTCCATTTCCATAGATTATTCCAGTTCACTAGGTTTAGTGGTGGACACTTCCATGCCATCGTCGCAGTCCTCAAATATTTTTAATTCAGTTGCACAATGAACACACAAGACCACATAGTCTTTTGGGAATATGCCTTTGCGTAGTTCTTCATTCTCTTCCTTCAGTTTGGTTATCTCTGCTAGTAACATTTGTGTCATCAATTAACTCCTTCCAGTTAGTGTCTTCGGGTAATACAGTTATTATAATATCTTTCTCTTTAGATTTCGCAATTAAATTATTTAACACTGAACTGCCATACATATTTGAGCCATAGTTAGCTTTATAGCAACGATACACCGAGCCTGATTGTCCCTCAAAATCAAAGTATTTTGACTGGTCATCAACGCCTACGATACCGCTATTGAGTTGCCAAGAGTCAGCACCAGCCCAGCCACCATACCAACAAGCAAACACTCGATGTAGCTTGGTCTTATCACTCACAACCTCAATCACAACCCATTTATCAGGAATATTCATTTGCGCCCCCATTGATGATTACAATCCGGACACTTCCATGCCACAGTTCTATCTACTTCCATATCATAAATCCCAATAGCCCTACCCCATTGTCCTTGGGTTCGGTCAGCGCCGTAGGATTTAGAAATCTTATCTGCCTCTGCCTCCGAGCCAGTCGTCTCAAAGAAATGGTTCCATATTGAGCCACCATCTAAATCAGCGTTACAGTTTGGGCAATAGCCATGTTCATTTGACATCAATTATTCCTTGTATTCTAACCCTATGTGGGTAGTCTTTCTCAATCCAAAAGCAACGATAAATCCCATCCTTAACACTTAACCAAGCCTCATAGCGCTGAGATTTACCTGAGTAATCAATGCAATCATGATGCTCAAAATGCACTTGATTAGCAACCCAACCACATAAACAACCCAAAGCAAATACCCCAATGAAGATTAAATCCCTAATCATCATCTGCATATTCCGCCACCGCCCTACCCACCAATCGATTAACCTTGTCAGCGATAGCAGTAGATAAGTCGTCCATCACCGCCTCGTAGCCATAATCCCCAATCAAATCAACCATATCCATCAATATGAAATGATATCTTGCTTCTTCGTTATGCGATTGCATAAAAACCCCCGTTAGTTAAAGACAACCCCAATCATAAGACACAATCATAAAAAGTCAATACATTAGACAAAAATAAACTACTTGACAACATTCCAAAAGTGCAGTATAATAACTATATAGTTAAACAACATAGACTATCGTTGATTGTTTCTTTATGTTAATTGATAGTAGTCTATATTCACAGTAACGATATAGACGATATTAACTATAACGATACCTATATTACCCGCCAGCGAGTGCATTATCGGTTATCCCAATCAGTCCAATAGTCTTCCGGGTCTTCAGAATCTAACCCTCCATCAATATACCCATTATCATCAAGCAACGATTCAGTCATAGCCGTATCTGATTCATTCATTAGGTCTTGTCTAACTTGAATCGGTATGTAAGCCTCAATGGTTTTAAGACAATCTGAGCATAGTTCAATATACTTTCGGGTGATACCATGCTTTATGGTAGCCTCAAAGTCAGTTAATGACGCATTGCAACATTGGCATCTCATGTTAAAAATCTCCTTCCGCAATATCCTTAGCCATATCTAACCAATAAGCCTTAACTTTGTCTATAACCTCAGCAGGTGCGCTATCGGGTTTATAGTCTTCATCTAGCTCTAATTGCATTAGCGCCTCATCCCAATTATCAGGGTCAGCCCAATAACATTGCCCATCACTCGCAATTAGACAATCAATTGACTCGTTAAAAGCATCATTGTCAAAATCCCCGTCTTCGGGTTCATAATATCGATTATTATTGTAATTCATAAAAGCCTCTCTATTCGATTAAAACATGGTAAATGATACCTACCCCTTAACTACCTCAAGAAAACCCCGTATAGCCTCGTTTAAGAGGTTCTATAGGTATTCCCAAGTATAACATAACATCACACCAACAAGATGATACACAACATAGGCTAAAATTAGGTATGTCATGCACCAAAATAGTGCAGTTTTCATTTTGTCTTATTCCTCTCCT